ACTCATGCTGTCTTTTGACTCAGGCATCAGGTATTTGCTGCGATCAACCCAGATACAGTAATCAAATACACCTGTGTTTTGCATTGCAAAGAATTCACGTTTGTTGCGTAGCCCACAATAGATATCATAGGCATCAAACATTTCTCTACCTAGAGTCGCTGCATCAGGAACATTATAATCGCAGATAGCATCATACCATTCTGCTCTGTGGTTATGCCTGTCAGCATAACACTCTTCTTCATTAGCGTATCCATATTTGTCCTTTAAGTTATCATAGATGAACAACTTTGAGCAAAACTTACTGCTGCTTTCAAATGTATAACCGTACTCGTCTCGCAGAATTTCGCATACAGTGTCTTTACCATGTCTTCCATGGCCTATTACTAATAACTTCTTTTTCATAATTTAAATGTAACATACTATTTACATTTTGTCAATATCCATTTTGAAAAAAGATCTGCCCAATCGTTGTGTGCTTGTTCGAGAGGATGTTCTGATTCTTTTCCTTTTTCGTATTTAAACTTTGTTGCCCAATCGTAAAATCCAAGGCTATCTTCGGTGTGTATATTATTAGGAAGATTTAATCTTCCAACCATGTCTTGTAAAAAAATATTATCTTGATTTAATAACTCTGGTTGTATATCGTTAAACGACGATGTAAAAAAATATTTAATATTATGATTCTCGAGCCAGTTTGTTAAATATTCAAGTTGCTGTAGTGGATAATATACATGATTATCGTGCGTGTCACGCCTAGCATAAAACTCTACGTTTGTTCGTGTTAGATGTTCTGACGCCCACATTTGTCTTCTCATGTACAACATTGCATTTGAATAACCTTTAGTTTTGCCGTCGCCGTCTGATGGTAATGAAGTTAAAAATCTATCTTCATGAGTTTTTATTTTTCTGCCTGTAGGATATATACTAGGATATTCTCTACGTAAAATACTTGTCCACATTACAACTACAACAATATCTTCTGGCTTGTGTATTTTTAATTGGCGGCGGGTTTGGTATATTATACGTCTAACTATACTTCCATAATCAGCACCTGGTACAGCAGTATTATCAACTGTTGCATTAGTAAACATTTTTTGTTGAAGCAAGTTTGGCCATGCTGTATGACTCAACTCGTAGCATATTCCTTTATGATTGCGATCCCAAGACTCGTCAGCAAGTTCAGAGCCTGCTGTAAAACTACAACCACCTGCTATTACTTTTTTGATATTATTAAATTTATTATCCAATTAAAAATCCGTAGCCAACACCACCTGCAACAGACATAGCCAAGTCGTTGTCAAGTTTTTCCATTTCCTGTTGAGCTTCGGATTTTAACGTATCACCATTTAGCGTAGTTCCGCCACCTGGTCCAGCAATAGTAGCAAACTTACTACGTGCTTCACCTAACATATATTTACAGTTGGCAAGAGTATATTCTTTAATCCACTGAAATGCTTTGTAGTCTTTGTACAACTCAAAGTCAGGTCTGTGATTATAACAATATAGCAATACTTCTTCCTCAGCTCTTGGTCTTGTTAATATAGTTAGTTTTTTTGTACTAGTGTTCCAAACAAATTCGATAAAACTACCAAACATCCTTCCTACTAGTTCTTGTTGTTGAGCAAAGAAATCATATGTAGCAAGGCCGCCAATGCCACTACCTGCTAACAAGTATGTGTTTGTATAAGCAAGGTTAAATGGTTCAAAGGTTGTTCCACCACTATTGCCGCCTAATCTACTTCCTACGCTACGTCTATGTACTTTACGTACTTCTATTATTTCATTAGGGAGTGTGTATGCATTAACATCTTCTGTTAGTGCAAGAGTAATGTAACTTTCTTCAACACTGTTTTCACTGCGTTGTCTGTATCGTGCAGTTGCTTTTCCTAGTGCAGTTTCATAGTGTATAGGATCAAGTTCAACATCTATCATGCCTCCGCCTAAAAATGCAGTTACGTAATCAAATACTTCTTGTTTTTGTGTTGTAAGTTCAGCCATTGTTTGTCTCCAATAGTATTTATGCTAAATATACATATGCCAAGACTTAGTTTATATAGACCGCAAAAAACAAAAGACTATTCCTTCCTAGACGGCATTGTCTATGAACAATTTACTGTAGGAGGAACAGATTTTAATATACACAAATATCTTGGTCCAAAGAATACATTAGAAGATGATGCAACTGCTGAACAACCTGTTTACGATGTTGTTAAAGAAACCAACATTCAAGACTTGTTATTTTTAGAAAACAGAGATCGCAAATACGACAAAGACATTTACACCATTAGAGGACATTACAACCTACAAGATCAAGACTTTGATCTAAGTCAGTTTGGATTGTTTTTACAAAACGACACATTGTTTATGACCATACATATTAATAGTAGTGTAAAAACGCTAGGCAGAAAAATTATGGCAGGCGATGTAATAGAACTACCACACATGATAGACGAGTATGCTGCTAATGATTACAATGTTGCACTAAAACGTTTTTACGTTGTAGACGAAGTAACACGGGCAGCAGAAGGATTTAGTCAAACTTGGTATCCACATTTGTATAGATTACGTGCAAAGCAAATACTAGATTCGCAAGAATACAAAGATATTTTAGATTTGCCTGCAGAAGAAGGCAGTGCTGATACACTTAGAGATGTACTTAGTACATACGAAAAAGAAATGCAAATCAACGAAGCTGTTATTGCACAAGCAGAAGTTGATGTTCCACTTAGTGGGTATTCTACTATACAGTTCTATACACTACAGTTAAGTGACTCAGGCGAAATTGAAATCGTTAGTACTGACTATGACAGTTTATTAGCCGATGATCAGATAACAGCAGACACTGTATTTGTTACTCCTGATGGCAATGGATATCAAGGATACTTAGTAGGCGATGGTATTCCTCCAAACGGAGCACCATACGGACAAGGAATTGGATTTCCTAGCGAAGCAGATAGTGGAGATTATTTTTTAAGAATTGACTTGTCTCCTAATAGATTATTTAGATATGACGGCAATAGCTGGCGTAAAATTGAAGACGCTGTTAGAACTACCCTTACACAAACTAGTGGACGTGATACTCTAAAAGGAACGTTTATAAACAATGTAACTGTAAATACTATTAGCGGTGAAGATGTAGTCGAAAGACAAGCTCTTAGTAAAGCTCTTAGAGCAAAGGCAGGTGACTAATGCAATACTTTTATGACGGACAAATAAGACGGTACATAACACAAATAGTAAGAGCATTTAGTAACTTTAGTTATCGTGACGGCGAAGGCGATATCAAAGTAGTTCCGGTGTTGTATGGAGATATTACACGACAAGTAGGTAGTATCATTAGAGAAAACAGTGACAACAAACTACCGAGTGCTCCTAGGATGGGTGTATATGTTACTAGTTTACAAATGGACAGATCGCGTTTGAGTGATAGCAGTTATGTTAGTAAAATTAATCTTAGAGAAAAAGCATTTGACGAAAGCACTAGTAGTTACGTAGCACAACAAGCTAAAGGATATACAGTTGAAAGATTGCACCCAACTCCGTATACATTAAGTGTTAATGTTGATGTATGGTCAACAAGTACTGATCAAAAACTGCAAATACTTGAACAAATTTTTATGTTGTTTAATCCTGACTTGGAGTTTCAAACATCTGACAACTATGTAGACTGGACTAGTTTGAGTGCATTATATTTAGAAGATATTAACTTTAGCAGTAGAACTATTCCTGTAGGAACACAAGATGATATTGATGTTGCTACATTAGGATTTACAGCACCAATATATATTTCACCTCCTAGTAAAGTTAAAAAACTAGGTATCATAACAGATATTATTACTGGTGTTTACAGTCAAGATACAGGAACGCTAAGTCTTGACGGATTTAATCCTCCAACATCAGGCGATCAGGCTGTATCAAGCGGAGTTACCGTATTACCAGATGGTACTGTTGTTAATGCAGGAAATGTTGGCATTACTAGTACTTCAAGTGTAAGCGGCACAGGTTTAGATTTAAACAACCCTCTAGTAACAAGTTATAGAGATTTTGATCTTATAGTTGACGATGACGAGGCAAAACTAGCTAAAAACAAAGCACTACGAGTAGGAGATATTAGTTGGCTAAATGTTATAGAAGCAGAACTACCAGCAAAATATCAACCTAACATAAGTCAAATAAGATTACGTAGAGCAGAACTTAGCGGCGAAATTGTCGGCACATTTAATATTCCAGATGACGATACTCATACAATGATTATAGATTGGGACGAGGATACATTACCTTCTAATACTATCATAGAAGGTCCGACTAAAACTGACGGAACTATAGACGGTATTATAAATCCTATAACTTTTAATCCTTTAACAACTAAAACAGTTGGTACTAGATTATTATTGTTAGGACCAATAGGATATAAAGTTGAACGAAGTTTTAAAGCTACTACTAGTAGTAATAGAATCGACACCGATATTAACTTTACTATTGCTACTAGTGAGTTAGCTGATAGAGCAGGTGACGAACGTGTTACAACTTTTGAAGTATTTGTAAACGGATCACCAGTAGCAGCAACAAAAGCAAATATAGACGATAAGTTTGTTATAAATCTAGCTACAGCATACAGCATTGATGATACTGTATCGTATGTACTAAACTTAAACGAAAAAGGTCCAGAGGCTTGGAAAAATACAGATAATACAGATTTCTCAGCTGATGCAAATGATATAGTTGAATGGGACGGATCTAAATGGATTACTATTTGGAACTCCAGTGACAATAATGTAACTACATATGTTACTAATGTAACTACTGGTCAACAATTTTACTGGAATGGATACTACTGGCAAAGTGCTGTTGATGGATATTATCCACGAGGCACTTGGACTATTATATTATAAAATAAGTATTTGTATGAACAAAATAATTTGTAGTGGTGCGTTATTCTATAGTCTTAACACTAAGAGATTTTTATTTTTACATCGTACTAAAGGAAAGACAAAAAATCTTTGGGGATTGGTTGGTGGCACCAATGAAGGTATTGAAACACCGTGGGAAGGTCTACAACGAGAAATAATAGAAGAAATAGGCAATCTTCCAAGTATTAGAAAAACAATACCGTTAGAAACATTTATAAGCAGTGATAATCACTTTAGCTTTCATACATATCTTTGTGTAGTTGATTGTGAATTTATTCCAGAATTAAATAATGAACACAACGGATATGCTTGGGTAACATTTGGAAAGTGGCCAAAGCCTTTGCACAACGGACTGAGTAATACATTAAGAAGCAAGCCTAATCAAGTAAAACTAGATACAGTTATACGCTTGGTAGATATAATGTCTCAAACTGATTCTTAAGCCATTCAAAATCATTAATTTTTACCAGCTCTTGTGCATTGCCTTTGTTGTCTTCTCCAAAAGCTCTGCCTGCTTTTGCTCCAGCTATTGCTGCTTTTCCAAAAGGCTTATCGTCACCTCGTGTACACCATGCATCTAATCTAAACTCAGTCTCGTCATCTTTTTGTCTAGCAATAGTACGACTAGCAAGTTTACAGCATTCTCTAAATCCACTTCGCCATGCACTAAATGCATCAGTGTTGAATGCTGTAGTATTACTCATTTTGTCTATACCCTTAAACTTGTCACTAATACTAGTGGTCATATCAGTTGTAGTTTCGTCAAGATT